TAGTCGTCTCAAGCAGATCAGGATCCTCGCCCATATCCGGGAAGGAAGTGATGTCGAGAAGCTTTTCATAGGTGACCGTTCCAGTGCCAGTGCCGTGCATCAGATAGGTCATATAGGTGTTTGTAGCCATATGCTGTTACCTCCTGTAAAAGTAGGTTCCATCTGTCATCCCCTGATACCTGAGGACGAGACGGTAAATCGTAGCATTTTCAAGGTTCGGGACAGGCGTATACGTTTCCCTACGGAAGTTCATTGCCGTCATCTCGTTGTCGATAACTTCGGCAATGGCTTTGCATTCGCTTTTCTTCTGTCCCTGTTTGTTGGAATAAATGTTTATTTCGAAAATCGGAGTTGACATAATGTCATTCAACCGATTGGACTGGTAGCTTTTGACCTGTGCGTTGTCGCTCATGACAATGGCGACATGCGGAAAAGATGAAGGTTCTCTGACGTATTCGCCAGTGATATTGATTCCATCTGGAAAGGACTCGCGAAGCTTGACGGCGAGTCGTGTATAAACTTCCTTTTCGCAGTCAATCATTTATACGTCCTCCTCGCTAATGTCTCAAATTCATTGATGACAGTCTTCTTAGCCTTGTAGAGGCAAGCACTGGCCGGAACACCGTAGGTATGCATGTACCGCTGATCTTCCGTTCCGTCCTTACGAAGCTTGTACGTGCCGTTGCCATTTGGAGTAGCGGGATAATACCAGCCATTGGGCTGTTTACCACGGCCCTGTCCGTATTCGCCTCTACCAAGGACTCCATCGACGCGTTCAGGATGATCGTCTGGATATCTGACGCCGGTTCCGTATTCCATAAAGAGTACTGACGTACCTCTGGCAATGACGGTAGCTTTCAGCTTCCCTTCGTAAGCCTCATCCATATGCACTTTGGCATCCCTCTCTGCATCGTCACACGGAGCAGTGTCATACCCCGATTGCGCGACTTCAACAGCTCGGTTTGCCATGGAGTTAACAAGGTTATCAGCCTTGCCAGTGATTTCTTGTTTAAGCTTCTTCAGCTCAGCAATCGCCGCATCAATGCTCTTGGGATCGAGAGTGACCTTGATTCTCTTGCTCATGACACCCTCACTTTCCGTACACCGATGGCAATGTGGTTCAGGAATTTTGACACGCTGACGACCACATAGTCGTACTGCGGATGCCCCAGATAGTCTGACTGCTGCGGCTCCTTGTCGATGAAGAGTACGGAATTTTCATCAATAGGACAGTCCATATCACAAGTGAGTATCAGCTTGTCATATCTCTCGGACTGGCCGAAGTATGTCTCCGCAATGGCGCCAGTGGCGGGCGAGATATTCGCCTCCATTTTCACCGGCTCGCCATACGTAATCATCTTCTCGGAAGTTTCGTAGCCGTCATCTTCCTGAGGTACGCTCTCCTGATATAGGCAGTACCACAATGGTTTCATGTTCCGTGCGAGTAAACGCATTCAGATCACCCCCACCTGAGGAACGATGCCTCTGAAAAGCGTCGGGGGAATGTGGCCGTCCTCGTAGTGACGGGCAATGCCGTTTTCCAGATGGACATTCTCGCCCTCTGCTCCGCGACGGTTTACGAGATAAGCCGCCACATTGAGCTGCACGTCGTGGTACTGCTCAGGAACTGTCACGATATCCTCTCTGTACGGATATGCATGTCTAATCACTTCGCGGCCCGCAAGGTCGATGTAGGCAGACAGCACGTCCACATCCTTTTCGTCAGTCATGACGAGCAGCATATTCATCATTTCTGTCTTGGTCATACTGTCTGCCTCCAATCAATTACGCGCCAATCTCAGCAGCATTAGCCACATAGACGGAGCGGCTGTAGGTCGGCTTCGTGAAGGAAGTGGAAATGCCGGTGAACTTCGCGTGATACCATTCCGGACCGTGGTCAAGACCAAGCTGACCAAAGATCTGATACTTATCGCCAGCTCCCGCCTTTGCCAAAGGCTCGAGGAAAAAGTTTCCTTTTCCGGGAACGTTCATATGTACGGGTGCCAGGACGTCAAGGTCAAGAAGCAGAGCCGTGCCAGCCGGAAGGTGAGCGCCGAGGTACAGATAAACAACACCGAGCGGAGTGATGATCGAGGAAAGCTGAATGCCGTTTACCTCACGAGCCGCCGGAACAACGGTCAGGCCGTTCTGGGCAGCATCAGCATTAAGCTGGAAGAGAGTCACAGCATCAACCCACAGGGCAAGGCCGGAGACCGGCGCATTAGCTTCCTGAATCAGCTTCATAGCCTGGGCGACATCCCAAATGCCGAGCGGAGCGGACGCCATCGGAATAACGTTGGTCGTGATCGCCTCGACCAGACCTCTGGTCTTGTTGATCGTCACGTCGGAAACGGCTTTGTTATAGGTACCGTTGATAAAGGTATACTCAATGTCCTGACCGATCTTCTGCATCTTGGCAGCGACCTGGAAATCCAGCTCGTTAATCGGATTGGCGACCTGACCAGCCACATTCAGGCCGGAAAGCGTGCCAGCGTTAGACATTTTTCCGTAGCTGATACCTACAGACTCCTGGAAGATTTGACACACGTTCGTCTTCTGAGCGCGAGTGACCACAGTCGCATCGGGAGCTTTCAGGGATGCGTCCTCAGAAATTGCGGGCTGTGCGCCGCCGCCGGTGGTGTACTCCTGACCGGTTACGAACTCGACATGATCCGTCACCTTTGCGCGACCGCCGATCATCGTGGAAAGCGGTGTGCGGGTGTTACCTTTGTTAAAAAGCATTCCAGAGTAATTAAGTACTCCAAAGCTCGTTGCAAAAACGTCAGCCATAATTAGCCTCCTTTATTCAGTCTTTTGTGCTTCCTGCTCAGAAAGCCTCGTGTAGTAGGCCATTGCAGACCAGTCATTGGCCGCACGTGCCTCTTCGATCTTCTTCGCGTAGTCAACACCGCCAGAAGCGGCCCCCGGAGCAGGTGTCTGCATATTCCGCAGCTTATCTGCTACCGCATTCTTTCGGACGATATCCATAACCTTGGACTGATTCTCAATGACCTTGGCAGTGTCGCCGTCAATCATCGCTGTGGCAGTCTCAGCGGCAAGGGCTGAGTCGTATCCGATGCCAACAAGCTTGGCAGTCTGTTCCGCAATGCTGATCGTCCTCTGGAGAGTCTTCTTGTCAGCAAGCAGTCCATCGCGCTCCGCAACGAGCGCATCGTAAGCCTCCTTCTGTGCGGCTACCTCCGCTTCATCAGGAGTCTGTTTATCTCTTAGCTGCTTTTTGTAGCTTGCGGCTTCGCTGTTTGCCTTGCTGAGTGCCGTCTTCAGACGGGTAATCTCTTGCTGTCCGTTCCCTACGTTCGCAGTCTGGAGCGCAGTCGAAATTTCGTCTTCTGTCATGCCCTCTTTGTAAGCATCGCCGAGCAAATCGGATAAAAAACTCATGGTCGTCCTCCTTCGCGTTTAAAGCAGTTCCCTCTGCATAGTTGTCCGTTTTTATGACTTGTCATGTCCTCGCGAAATTTGTTAAGCGCCTTCCCTGGCGCATATATATATCCAAGCCTTGCGGCTTAGAGTGCTACGTACTCTACCCAACAGCGGCAGTTCGCATTCTCCTCGACCTTCTCAAAGAGTCCGGGGAATGGAGCGTGGTCGCCATCGTACGTGTAAAACTCATCCCTGAGGCCCACACGCATGCCTTCCAGATATTCGTGGCTGTCGCGCACCCTCTCGTCTTGCATGGTGTTCCATTCCTTGACGATGGTGAGGTCGCGCGGGATCTTATTCTGTTGCTGTCCTTGGTTTACGGAATCTGACTGGCCTGTCGCAAAATCGCGATGTGCTTCAGTCTCGGCCACGAGGATGACTCCGTCAGGATTGTCTTCGTCGACATGCTTGCGGATCCTGTCCTCAAAATTCATTCCGTCGCCCCACACGAAGTAGAGCGCCTCGTACATGTCATCAAGGTCAGCCTCTATATCCACTCCGAATGTGTCGGAGATGTCATCTACACCAGCTTTGTAAGCTCCGATAAGGAGTGACAGCACGTCATCGATGACGTCGTCAGCAATCTTCTTCTTCCGTTCACCGACGTCTGCCTCATCTGCATGCCGCTCGACCGCCGCAAGGTAGCTTGTCGGCACGAGACGGTTTATCTCGTCAAACGCCGTCAGATACCTCTGCTTAGTGGTCATTTCACTGCTCCTTATACTTCAGCTTCCGCTTTAGCTCTATTATCACTATTCGGCCCTGCTCCACTTTCACTTCCGCTTGGTTGCCCCTGCTGAGAATCGCCTCCAGTTCCGCTATCGCTTCCGTCGTCAGTCGCTTTTGGCTCATTGTTGTTCACCATTCCCTTCCTCACATACTCGTCGTAGTACGCCATACTCTCTTCATATGCGCGGTCAGGATCGACAAACATGCCGCAGTGTTCAAACGCCAGACGAGGATGGATCTTCGGATTCTGGAGCATGATTAAGAGCACATTGGCCTTCTCTGTGATGTTCTCGTAATTGCGGCGAGGAAGTGAGATATCGATGTCGGAAGCCTTGAGGTGCGTACCTTCGAGAGCGTTTGCGATCTCCACGAAGACCCGCAGCGCCTTGCGCTCTGCCATCTTGAACATCGCCTCAGAATCTGCAGCACGGCTTGTGGCAGAGGCCCATCCGTCGCGCAAATTTACTGCCTTTCCGGTATCGGAAGTGCTCGAACCTCCGTTCCTGTTCGGCATTCCGCAGATAGTCAGAACTGCATCGTACAGGTCGCCGACTGTCGCATTTGCCGCAACGCCATCAATGCTGTTCATGATGTATTTGATCTCGCCCTTGAGCGTCGGATCGATAT